AAGGAGAAATACTTAGAGATTGCAAAACAGACTGGTAGCTTTGAGCTACACAAATGGTCTAACGAACAAAGAGATTCTTTTTTCAATACAATAATTTTAAATTACTTGGATTTTGAATCCGAGCTAGGTAACGATAATGGATCTGACGAAATTTTATGAGAATGGTTTAGTCTTAGACAAAGAATTACATTTTGGTAGTGCAGGAAAAGACATTGCAGATTTAATTTCTGAGATGAACGCCAATGGCTTATTGGTTTCAAGCATAGACACTTCTGGGGAAGTAATTAGAGTCAAAGTAACTGGCGGTGCAAACCACAGAAACGACAAAAGCAACGAGAAAAGCGGTTGGTACTGTTTTTTTGAGACAGGTAACTATCAAGCCTGTACTTATGGTAATTGGCGTAGTCAAGAAACTTACAAATGGACTAATACCAATGTAAATAAACTATCTCCAATAGACCAAAAAAAATTAAAGGCCGAGATCAACGAAGCCAAGCAAAGGGCAAACGAATACAAGACAGAAAGGCAAAATCAAGTAGCGGAAGATTGCGCTAATAGGTTGAAAAATTCTAGTAAATGCGTGAATCATGCGTATTTATCCAAAAAAGGTGTTAAAAATTATGGGTTAAGAATTATTAAAGATAGTTTAGTAATTCCTATCTACAATTTTAACAGACGTGTCAATGATGCCAGTCAAGAGCTAAGAAGCTTGCAGTACATTACTGCAAAATCAAAGAAAAATAGTGATGAATTTATTAAAAGATTTGTTTCGGCTTCTGAGGTCAATGGTTCAATCTTTAATTTAAACTTCGAGTGGTCGGATTTTAGTGAGCTAGACACACTTATTATTTGTGAAGGTTATGCAACTGGTGCAAGTATTGCTGAGTCTTTGAATGACGAAGTAGCAGTAGCAGTTTGTTTTAGTTCTTACTTTGGCATGAAAGCTGTACAAAATATTCGTAAATACTTTCTTGGTAAGATAGTTCTAGCTTTTGATCACGATGCTTCTGGGGTAGGTTTAAAAAAAGGAGATGAAATTAGCGCAAAGATGCCTAACTGTTTGGTCAGAATACCTAGCGAAGAAGGAGATTTTAACGACTTACATCAAAAATATGGCACAGAAAGAGTTAGGTCAGAAATATTAGAAACCAAGTTTAATTTAAGAAAGTATTCAATTAAAAATTTAGTTGGTAAGCCAGAGGAAGTTAAGTTTTTAGTTGATAGATTTATACCTTTAGGTTCTCCTGCGGTCATAGCTTCTATTGGTGGCGTAGGGAAATCTTATAGTGTCATTCAATTAGCAGTAGCAATAGCGACTGGCGGTAAATGGTGGGGCAAGGATATAAAAGAAACTGGCTCAAGTATTGTATTTTGTGCAGAGGATAGTTTGGCAGAAATCCATAGGCGAATTGATATGCTTGATCCTCTTGGCAGAAGGTTTGATTACGACAATGATATTTATATTTTTCCAGTACCAGAGCAAAAAGAACCATTGATATTGTTACGAGAAGAAGGATTGACGAATCAAGCGCATGAGCTTATGGAAGAATTAGCAACGATTCCTAAATTAAAAATGGTATGTTTCGATCCTTTACAAGCATTTACGACAGCAAGTATTAGTCAAAGTAATGAAGCTGGTCAGTTATGGGGTTCTTTTACCAGTCAAATATCTTCTAATCTTGGCGTTAGTACAATAACGACACACCATTTAAATAAAAGTGCGCTCTCAAACAGTTCTAATGATGCTTTATCTCATAGGCAAGAAATTTTGGGCGCTAGCTCAATAGTCAATTCAACGAGGCTGGTTATCAGTATGTGGCTTGCTGACGAGCAAACTTGTACCGATATATCGCTCGATCAAGGGTTAGAGTTCAACAGAATGAATGTGGTTCGTGCAGGAATTGTAAAGTCCAATAGTGGTAATGTAGATTATTCAATCAAAACTTTGTTTAGAAAGAACGCAGTTTTGGAGATTTTAGAAGAAAATAAAACTGGTATAAACTGGGATTAATATGGAAAAAGAAGAATACGACCCAAACGATTTATCTATAAAAAATGCTTATGCAACACGCTGGATTTGGTATCACACTCTATTAGCTTTGCTTATTGCTTTCTCTAATATTTTTCTAGCACTTTTGCTAGTTACTCAAATAATTATTATCGACAAACTATGAGCTTTATCAGAAGAAGAAAGAAAAAAAATCGCAAGGCGGAAAAAGAATATAACGAAGCGTTGTGGAAAGCATATCCCAAGAAAAAGGAGAAAGATGATGAGTAAAGGAGATATGCCACGCCCAGTAAATAAAAAGAAATTTGACGAAGAATTTGAGAGAATCTTTGGTAAAAAGAAGGAAAAAAAGAAGCGTGATTGAGTACCCCATAATACCGACCATAAGGACTATGCCTTCCTGTGAACGAGGATGGCATCATCCTTCATATACAATATACAATATACTATTAAAAATAAGCAAAAGCCGAAGGGCTTTTTGCTTATTTTTTTTAAGTGTGTAAGGAGAGAAGGTGGAGCAAGAATATTGGTGGCTTAAGAGCATAGATGTGGAGCGTGAGAGCGAATCGGCAGAGATTCGCATAGCGTTAGCGGGGAAGTATAAGAACGACTATTCTCGCATGAAGCAAGTATGTTGGAAGTGGTATCGAATGCAGTTGGGGAGAAAGGACATTAGCAGTAGTGGCAAGTTAGTGCTGTATTGCATAGTAGAGCGGTTTAATAAGTATGGAAATTGGTCGTGTCCTGATAGTTTTAGTTATTTAGCGAGCATGAGCGGGTTATCGAGCAAGTTGGTAGCAAAGCGAGTGTATGAGCTAGTGGATTTGAACGTGATTTGGTTAGTGCTTGAGGGGGATGAGCGTAGGGGAATGAAGCGAATCAAACAGTATTCACGCAAGCGTAAGCATATTTTGTTAGTGGGTTTGGGGAAGTTACTTAGCGACCACTACGCCTGAGGTGCTTCTTTCTATTTTTGCGCTTGTGCTTGTTGAGCGTGGAAGATTTAATATTTTTTCTTTTGGCTTGTGAAGTCTTTTTAATTACTGGAATTGGGCGTGGGGTTTGAGTTTTAGATCTTTGCATTGGTTTAGTGGTGGGAAAACTCTAAGGGGAGAATTATCATTATGAAACGAGCTTTCCCACGCTAATTATGATTCTATTTTACCTAACTCTAAGATTTTTAACATAAATTGTTTTTTGTTATGCAAAGTCTTGGCTTTTAGTCTAGCGGTTTTTAAGTCGTTTAATTGTTTGGTTTTATTCATGGTTGTTATCCTTCACTATTTTAAAAGCGTCATCAATTGCTTCGTGCATTAATTCTTTGCAGTCGTCTAAAAAATCATCTGATTTATATAACAAACCAAGAGCTAAAGATGAAACCAGTAAATAAGTTCCTTCTATTGGATTCATCATTTTATGATTTTTTTCTTTCTTGCATTGTTTGGCGTAATCTTCCATGCTTTTAATTGCTATATCAAATGCTAGTTTTTCATTATTCATGCTTACTCCTTTAAGTTATTTTCTATTATTGTTATCTGGTCTTGTAAATGCTCAATGTCTTTTTGCAGTTCAAAAATTTTAATATCATTGTTTTCATCTACTGCAATATCATCAAGCAAACAAGCAACAGATATACTTGCTTCTTTGACTGCTTTTATTAATTTATCCATTTTATTTCTCCTTTAATATGCGTATTTCTTCTTTATAATCTCTATATTGAAGTTCGCAAACTTCTTTAAATGTTTTAGCTTTAGACATACATTCAAGGTCAAGTCTTATATCTTCAATACATTCGTTCATAGAATCATAAAAGAGCATTTCATATATTTCTTTAGATCTTTCCTCTATACGTTCTCTTAATTGTTGTTTATTCATTTTTTCTCCTTTTGGTTAAAGTTTGGGTTAAGTCTGATTTCTCTGTCCAGACTGCTTTCCCTTACTTTTGGTTTAAAATTCTCAAGCAATGCTTTCAAGTTTGCCATTTCTTGATTCCTTAATAAAATCCTATCAATGATTTTTTCCTCTTCTTTTTGTGTCATTAAATGGATTTCTTTGGTTAATAAATTTCGATCATCATAGTTAGCACAATACAAACTAGATAGTCGGTCATTTATTTGCTCTTCGGTAAGATTATCTAAGTTCATTTATTTATCCTCTGAATATCAAATATAAAACGCTCAACGCCTTTAAATTTGTTTGGTTTATAAATATTACGCAGTCTTATAACTTCGCCACCGCTTATGCAAATATGTTGCCCGAAAGCTAGTTCTTCTCTAGATTCGCTGTCAATGTAATTGATCAATAAGTTATACATGGTTATTCTCCTAAAATTGTTTCTTAATATTTATACTAGGTAATAGATCTGGATTATTTTTATACAAAGATAATTCAGATTTTCTACCTATATAAATTCTCTTTTGCAGTTCACATTCTTGTAATGTATCTCCAAAAACTCTGGCAATGTTGTTTTGGTCGAAACCGATATATTTAAAGTCATTCATGGTTATTCTCCTATAAAAAAAGGAAGTAGCGTTTATGCTACTTCCTCGCTTATTCTTTCTTTTATTTCGTCGCTAGGTTCGTGCCAGAAATAAAAGTTCTCGTCCATTATTCTAAAAATACGATAGTCTGTATAGCCACCTCTGACGTCTGCGCCATTGTGAATAGATAAAGCAATTATGTTATCTCTAAACATCTTGCCACCTACAAATTGAATGGTCTGAGTTAAGTCGCACTCATCATTAAAAGTATTTATTACTTGCGTATCATAACCAAAAAAATCAGTCAGATAATCTTCCGCATCATACATAGTATTATCTCTGCCTTCTTGCTCTATCCACTCATTAAAGTGTTCGGTTTCATCTTCTAAATACTTTAAATTTTCGGATAAATGATGAAATACAGAAAGTACTCTATAAGGATAATCTGTTTCTTGATCTTGTATGGTTTCGTATGGCTCATTCTCAAAATCAGAAAGGGTTTTCTTTTGATTGCTTTGCCAATGCCTTCCGTCATCTCCTCCACTATCTAAGAAATGTTCCCCAGTAGATTCAGTTAGCATTTCATATATTGCTTGTTTAGTTTTACTCATTGATAATTCTCCTTTAATTAGTTAATCAATATGTTCATACTACCAGATTGAATATCATTTGCAACACCTAAACATCATTTATTTACACTTTATATATAAGTAATAAATAAGCTATTTAGTGAATAAATGACATAAAAAGATTAAAATACCTTATGCAAGAAAAGAAAAAACCAGGAAGGAAAGCGATTAATTTAGATCATAACGAAATAGAGCGTTTAGCTGGAATGGGTTTAAATGAACGTCAAATATGCGCTAGTTTAGGCATTAATCCTTCAACGCTTACCAGGAAGAAACATATTAAAAGCATAAAGCAAGCACTAGAAAAAGGGCGTGCATCCGCTATAGCTCAAGTGAGTTCACAATTATTTAATAATGCAATGGAAGGAAAAGAAACTTCCGCCATATTCTTTTTAAAAAATAGGGATCCAGATAACTGGAAAGATAGAAACATTTTAGAAACCAATCACACAATAAATTTAAGTCACGTTATCAATTCCGCACGTGAGCGCATACCAAGTGCAACTCAAACTGCCAAACGCCTTAATGAGCCAATAAACAAAGGCAAGGGCATTTGGTTAGATAACAAGGGCGCACAAAAGAACAATGATTCTGATACTATTCTCTCTCCTTCCAAAGACTCAGAATCCTAGAGCGTGAATGATTTTCTTTTTCTCCGTCATTCACGCTCGACCAAATCGCAAGAACCCCCCTTTCGTTCGTGGCGTGGTAGCGTTATATATATAACTAATGAACTAATTTTTTTTTAATTTTATGAAATATGGTGTAGAAGCAGAAAAAGAACTAATGACCGAACTTTGGTCAATGAATATCAAAGATGATCCACTAAACTTTGTAAAATTCGTCTTTGAGTGGGGCAAAGAAGTCACCCCCCTCGAAAACTTTACTGGCCCTCGTAAGTGGCAAGAAAAAATTTTGCGAGATATTGGAATACACATACAAAGAAATCAAAGCGTAGATTTACCAGAAATGTTCCGTCTGGCTGTAGCTAGTGGTCGTGGTATTGGAAAATCCGCATTGGTATCTTGGTTAATACTTTGGATGCTTTCGACACGCTTAGGCTCAACCATAATCGTAACAGCAAACACCGAACAGCAATTACGCTCAAGAACATGGGCAGAATTATGTAAATGGATGACTTTATCTATAAATTCACATTGGTTTAATAAAACCGCTACGACTATCAGACCAGCACCATGGTTTGAAGAAGCGTTAATTCGTGATTTAAAGATTGATACTGGCTATTACT